CTGACTTAGAGATAGTTGATTTACTTTTACTCTTGGATGTACCAGCTTTTTTTTTCTTATTAATATAGTAATACAAACCTTTCTTGGCTTTCTTACCATCTTTTCTTGTGTGTGTTCCTTTTTCTGTCGCCATTATTTACCTACCTTTTTTAATGCACTCTTATGTGCTTTTGTAAAACTTACACCTTTAGCCATAGATACTTTCATTTCTTTCATATGTTTTGCAGTATGATGTACGCTATGTTTTTTTAAAGTTGCTTTTTGTTTTGTTGTTAATGCCATTACGCTTTACCTTTCTTCTTTCTGTTTTTTAATCTAACTGCCATTGCCTTAGCTTTCTTTCTAGCATCAGCTTTTGATGATGCACCCCAAGCTTTAAGCGATAGTAGTAATCTTGTTGGCTTACCTTTCTTATATTCTGGTCCTTTCATGTTTCCCATTCTTGCAAGGAACGCTGATCTTCTAGGATTGTCGCCTGACTTAACAGGAGCTTTCAATGTACCGCCTTTATAAGATGCACGACCTTTAGCATTGAGTCCACCCTTAGGATTCTTTCCTGCCTTTCTTTGCCATGCTGGAGTTTTATAAGCCATAACTAAATCTATAACACATGATGATCGAACCTTGAAGAACTATATTGTGTGGGCAGTACCCCCCTCACTTGTCGTTGCCTAGTTTTTGGGGGTAGGGTAACCATCACACGACACTATCCCTGTAAATTCTACGATAAGTCTATGTTAATGGAGAAGTTACCACCGACAAGGTGTTGGTGTTTCTCAGGGGCTTTGAACCCAGCCCTATCGAGTATGTCTTTACTAGCTTCAAGCTGTACATACTCACTCTTAGCCCCCTGAGAAAGGGATAGGAGTCGTGCTGATGCTTTGGCTGAAGACAATCCGAAACTTCGCTGAATCTCAGACATCATGTATGCCTGTACCTCAGGTTTTCGTAGCATCTTACTAGCACTAACACGAGATGAATTACCCTTGTAACCAGCGAGTTTTGATGCTTCTGTAATGGTACATCCTGTGGCTACTAGAGTATCTACAAGCTTCTTAGCTTTGGCTGAGATATCAGCTTTCGGATTGCCCTTTGGCTGGTATCTTTCAAGTATCTTTGACATAGCTATTTACCTCTTATGGTATTGGTTGGTACCTATCGGTAGTATAGCGTATAACACCAGCTTGTGTCAAGACACCAACATCAACCACAACATGTAGTGGTCGCATGATGTAACGAACTGCTTTGTTCTAGTTACTCTATGACCCCTCCTTTTGTGTAGTTTATACTCCCAAGATAAAACCTCTCAGAAATGGAATCGCACCTAAAGGTGCTGTCAACTATTAAATCGGTTCCCCCTGAAGTAGGTTCCCCCCAATTTAACAGTGGACTTCCATTTGCTGGAGGTTTTTTGTCATCTTGGAGTTAAACTAACAACAAAAGGAGAAGACCATGAGTAACAAACTAGAAAAAGCATTCGGCATCATAGCTGACCACTTCAAAGGGTTAGAGTTGTCGGAAACACCACAAGCTGAGAGTTATACCGCAGAAAAAGGATCGGTACAGAATATCATAAGAGGTTCTGAAATAGCTTGTAAATCTGCCTTGAATCTACAGCACGAAATAGGTGCAAGATTAAAAGGTAGAGTAAGACAATTCTCAGGTTCTGAGATAGAAGATGTAGCTATTCAGAAAGATACATTTGCAGTAAGACAGCTCCAAGAACAGGTAGCTATTACTGAGAATTTCTTAGATACAGCTAAAGAATTCTACAAGAACAGATTTGGTATGGCTTACACACCAAGTGTAAGAAAGCCAAACCCTGAGGATGTTAAGAAGACATCTGCTGTTAATGAAGCTGAAGAGTTATTGAAAAAGATAGCTTAAACTTCAGCTTATATAAACTCCTAGTAGTTCATTCTACTAGGGGTTTATTGTATTGACATTAGTAGAACAAAATGTAAATATATACTTGAAGTAGAAAAGGAGGATCAATGATCTTATACAAAGGCAAAGCCAAAGACTACAGTCTTGATGGCATTAAAAAATCGTTAGCAAAAAAATCAGGTGTGATTGTACACAAGAATATTTTGTTACACGAATTAATAGAAAAGGTAAATCAATGCATCATACAGAAAAAGAAATCGTAGATATTGTAAGCAAACAAAAAGCTGACTTAGAGCGTATGTTTTCTAAGATGACATTACGCTTAATGAATAGAGTTAAGTCAGCAGATTCATTAAAAGAATTAACTGAATTGCGTAGGGCTTACAAGATTTGTATTGAATGTCATGCATTAGACCAAGAGATAGTCAATACAATTTGTAATCAAATAAATATATTGGAGAAAAAATATGGGGAAAATTAAAACAGGTTTATCTTGGGATGAATGGGATGAACAAGTCAGCGAGTCAGCAAAGGATGAAGCCCAAGCAGTGTATCGTGCAAGTAAATTAGAAAACTGCATGGATGATATCTGCAAGGGTGCTTACAATTATATTAAATTATATCCTAAGAATCCTGACAAAGAGAAGTGGAGAAAATTGTACCAAGAAGCGAATGCAATACGAGATCAATACAAAAAAATCAAGGAGGTTTTATGAGTAGTGTTGATTTCTATTGTTGTGTTCTGTTTCTTTTTACAATGATTATAATGATAATAACAATATAACTAGGAGGTGTATGAGTGCAGTATATAAACAACAAGAAGATGGATGGGAAGAGCATTGGCATTCTGATTTTCCACAAGTTAAAATAAAAATCCAAGGTCCAATAGATATGGGCATAGCTTTTTATTTGTTTGGAAAATTGTGTGAATTAAATTCAGACTTAAATCCAAATCATAAGTTCAATAAACCTAAGGAGGATAAATGCAAGGCAAAGCAAAAGATGTAGTCCATAGCATTACAAAAAACATACTGAAGTTAATGAAAGAACAAGGTAGTCAATGGACTAAACCTTGGGCTAATAAACTATTCACTTCAGTAGATGGTTACAAATATACTGGCGGTAACATTATGCAGTTAGCATTTGAACCATATGACAGATATGTTTGGGGTACATACAAGCAATGGACTAGACATGGATGTCAAGTTAAGAAAGGAGAATCATCTACAAAGTTATTGTTCATAAAGAAATACATTAAAGAAGTAGAAAGAAAAGGAGAAACAAAAGAACAAATGTTTCAGTTGTTTAGAACCTTTGATGTATTTAATATAGAACAAGTAGAGGGTAATACAGAAAAGTTTGTCGGCTTTGATACATTCGAAAACAAAGTCAATGACAATAATACTGCTGATGTATTTATAAATAATACAGGAGCAAAGATTTCTCGTAGTGGTAAAGCTTGTTATATACCAAGCATTGATGAGATTCGTATGCCAAGCAAAGAATCTTTTATCAATACACAACACAGTACCGCTACAGAAAACTACTATTGCACTATGTTTCATGAGCTGACCCATTGGACAGGTCATAAGGATAGATGCGATAGAAAACTATCAACAAAGTTTGGTTCAAGTGGATATGCATTCGAAGAATTAGTTGCAGAACTTGGATCATGTTTTATTGCTAGTCATCTAAACATAACTTCTTCTCCAAGAGAAGACCATGCTATGTATCTTAATAACTGGATCAAGTGTTTAGAAGAAAACGAAGATGCTATTTGGAAAGCATCAAGTCTTGCAAGTAAGTCATTAGACTTCTGTAAGAATTTACAATCAACAACAAATGTAATCAAGGAGGTTGCGTAATGAAAGTAAATAGTGATGACTTCAAGTTTATACTACAAACTCTAAACAGAATTGATAGTAAAGCTGATGTCGAATTTAGTGGTAATCATTGGGATGATGCTAAAGATAGAACCTATAGAAGTTTAGAATCTATCTCAATAGAATTTCCCAAAGAGAAAAACGATAATGCTAAACTCATTATCAAAATAAGTTAGGAGGAAGTATGAGAAAAATAGTAAGTTGGGCAATAGTTGCAACAGTAGAAAGACCAAATGGTACTTGGTACACAGATACTATTTTAGAAATAGATGATGACACAGCTTCATCTGTTGATAGTTTTTTAACTGAGTACTGTAAAGAACAAGAACCATTAATATTAACAAAAGAAATGGAGGTAAAAGATGGGAGATAGAGTAAGTATATCTTTTAAAGATAAAGATGGAGATGAAAGTCCAAGTATATTTCATCATTGGGGTGGCACTTGGTTTCCACAAGTTGCTTTGCATTGGATGACAGATTTCCATGCAAGAATAAAAAAAGAAAAAGGAAGAATAAGTGATCCAACAAGTAGAATGGAATCAAGAAATTTAATGGTTCAATTCATTGGAGAACTTAGACAACATAAACAGTTGAGAGAATGTAAAGGTTTTGAAAAAACAGATGGAGAATCTGATATGAATAAACCTATTGTACATAATACAGATATATCTCATAGCATTTATTTAGGTAAAGAACCTAATGATGGAGATAATTCTGATAATGGTCATTACATAATTCATACTCATAACTTGATTATGATTAATGATAAGGGAGAAACAATAACAAGAAAGGATAATCCAAATGAGTAACTTCAATCAAGTTGTTGGAGAATTTATTAAGCAACAAAGACTTAGTAAGAATCCAAGAATGACACAATCAATGTTAGCTAAAGAACTTAGTGTAACATTTCAGCAAGTACAAAAGTATGAAACTGGTGTAAATGGAATGTCATTACAAAAGTTTTTATTAGCTATGAAATTTTTGCAATGCAATCTTAATCGTGTACCTTTTATATTAGATACATTATCTTATGATACAGATAATGCAGATGATAAAGGTGTACCTATTACACAGGAGATAGATCATGCTGAACCAAAAGAACTTTAAGGATTTAGTTGAGGAGTTTAAAACTTTTCATCAAAAGAATCCTGAAGTGTATAAGATGTTTGTACAATTTACATTACAAGCAATCAACAGAGGTCATACTAAACTATCAAGTGAGATGGTTATCAATAGAATAAGATGGGAAACAAATGTAGTTACATTTTCACATGACCCATATAAAATAAACAATGATTATAAACCATTCTATAGTCGTATGTTTATGGCAGAACATCCTAAATATAATAACTTCTTTCAGAAGAGAGGTAGTTATGCAGATCAAATAGATTGGAGGAGCTATGTTGTACAATCAGATCATCAATCATCTGAAGTTACGCAGACAATATCTTAGGATAGATGCTACTGCACTTGCAGAAAAAGTTGGTGTTGCTGACTCTCTCATTAATAAGTGGGAGAGTCTAAAGCAAATACCAAATGCATCTAACTTTTTGAATTGGTGTAATGCATTAGATATGAATGTTGCATTACTAGAACACAAGTCAATGGTTGGAGAATACGAACCAAGTCCACAATGTATTGACTATATCATTAACAATCATGGAAGTGAGGTAGATATAAACTATGAAAAAGAAAAATTCACAGATCATTACAAAGCAAATGGAGATGTTAAAGCAGACTGGGATGCTTGTTTTAGAAACTGGATTAGAAGATCAATCCAGTTTGCAAACACTAGAAGACAAACTAAAACATTCAACAGTCCATATGATTCCAATGCTGTTCAAGAAAGACGCAAAAGAATCAGTGATGTTGCGAGTATGGGAGATAAGGTATCTGATGGGCAAAGACAAAACATTCGTACCATCAAGTACGATAGATAGTGATGCACCTAATATTATTAATCGCATGGCTAACTGTATTCAACCATGTACTAGAAAAGATATTGCAGTTGTATTAGAAACTATTGCTAGTACCTTTTCAATTAATATACCAAATGAAACAGGGTTAGAACAATACTTTAGAATACTTCAGAAGTACCCTGCATCCTTACTTAAAGATTGTATGGAAGATATATTAATTAAATATAAGTATGCAAGATTACCACTACCAGTAGAATTTACCGATAGACTAGATGCACCATACGAATACCATTTAGGATGGCTTAGAAAAATAACACATACATTTTATAAGCTTGAACAATGGAAACAAAAAGAGTATAACAAATAAACAAAAGGAGAATATAATGAAAACAAAAGAAGTTATCAAGACTCCAGTTGAAGATGTAAAGATCAATCGTAATCGTGGTCTTGGTGGTAGTGATGCCACAAGAATTATGCGAGGAGATTGGCATGATCTTTGGTTAGAAAAAACCAACAGAAAAGAACCTGATGATTTATCAAAAGTTCTTGCAGTTCAACTAGGTATTCATACCGAACCTGTAAATAGAATGTTCCTAAACTACGCATCTGAATTAGATATAAGTGAATTGTCTGTTCATCATGCTAATTTAAAAACAGAAAAAGAATTTATGTTTGCACACTATGATGATTATTCTAAGTCGGATAATGCAATAGTAGAATACAAGCATACTAATTCTAATAACACTTTAGATAATTGCATCAGTACTTATATGCCACAGATACAACACTACCTTATGGTTAGTGAATGTAATCATGCTTGGCTATCTGTAATCTTCGGCAATCAAAGACATGAACATTGCAAGATTGATGCTGATAAAAATTATCAAAAGAAACTTTATGACATTGAGAAATCTTTTTGGTCCTATGTTAAAGACAACAAAGAACCTGAGAAGATAGACACTAAAGAGTTACCTAAACTTGCAGGTGCTATCAAGATCAATGACATGATATCACTAAATTTTGATGAGAATAAAGATAATCAATTCTTATCAAATGCTACAAGATGGGTTGAAACAAAGCAGATTGCAAATGAGAATACTGCATTGGGCAAAGTCTTGAAAGCAAAGATTCCTGATAACTGTAGGAAAGCAGTTGGAGGAGGAGTTGTAATCAGCAGAACAAAAGCTGGTTACTTAACCATCAAAGAAAAAACCAAAGGAGGTATGTAAGATGGCTAAACCACTAGACGAAAGAGTAAAACAAATCCTAAAGAAACTTGGCTTTGATCCTAAGCAGTGCTTATGGGATTGTCATGGAACTTGGGTAATGTATCATAGATTTATTGAGATCGCTGGTGCAAAAAATAAAATACGATATGACCTAGAGGAGATAGAAACTAATTCAAGAGATGGAATAGTTTGTATTAAATGTAGAGCATCAATCGGAGTAAATGGGAGTGAGGAAAAAGTTATTACCTATGGAGAAGCAAGTCCTAAGAATAATAAAAATTCCTATCCTTATGCTATGGCTGAGAAAAGAGCAGTTGATAGAGCAATCTTAAAACTACTTGGTATGCATGGCTTTGTATATTCAGAAGATGAAATGGATTTATCTTCTAATACTAGACCAACAAATAATGTAGGTGCTAGTGATGATACAAAGTTAGAAACATTCCAAGGAGAGATTAACTCTAGCAAGAATCTTAAAGAGTTAAAAGCATATGGACAAATGTATAAAGTACATATGGGTAAAGCAAAGCAGACAAGTCCTGCAGTTTATCTACAAACAAAAACTTTATATGAAACAAGACTACATGAACTAACTAATGGAGGAGAGAAGAATGTACAATAGTATCACACTAATAGGAAATCTTGGTGCTGATCCTGATATTAAACAAACTTCTAAGGGGGGCAATTATGCTCTCCTTAGTATTGCGACACATAAGAAAATCAAAGGAGAGAAACTTACTGAGTGGCATAAGGTTGTTGTATGGGATGAGAAGATTGCAGAAGTACTACAGAAATATACTAGGAAAGGAAGCAAAGTATTATTGCAAGGAAGATTGACATATAAAACATGGGAGAAAGAGGGCATACAAATGAAACAAGCTGAAGTGCATCTTGATCGGTTTGAAAGTAAGATGGAAATGTTAGACTCTAAGAGCGAATCAAAATCATCTCAGAATGAGATGGATGATTTTGGTAGCGATAAGACCTATGAGAATGAAACAAACGAAGATGTACCTTTCTAATGGATAACGAATCAAACGATATAAGTAAATTAATGGAGCGGTTAAATAAATGTGCCGCTCTATTAAAAGATTACAAACGAGATAATCTTATACAAGCAAAAGAAATAGACAGATTGAATGAGTATGTACAGATACTAGAAATGGAACAAAAGAAATGACAAGAACTCAATACACAATTTATACTTTTATCAAACAGTATATTACTCAAGAAAAAATATCTCCTAGTTATGATGATATTTTACAAGGTACTAGATACAAATCTAAGTCGCAGATTTACAAAGTAGTAGATGCTTTGATTAAAAAAGAATACCTAAAAAAGATAGGTAAGTTTGGAGATGCTAGACGCATTATAATCAATAGAGATTACGAGAAAGGAGGTGTGAAAATTGCTAAAGCAAAACATTAATGGCGAAGCATATATGATGGCTGACAAAATTGCAAAGGAGAATCCTTATGCAGTAAGAGATCAGTTAGCTTTCTATATACAAAAGTCATGGGATGCTTTTCCGATTCTTAGATTGCAAAATATTCAAGAGATATTAAAGCAACCTGAAGAAATGGAGAATCCTTGTGAGTAGAAAATCTAAACAAAAAGGATATAGAACCGAATATAACTTGGTTAAATATTTTAACAAGAAAGGTTTGTCAGCAAAACGACAACCTCTTAGTGGGGCTTTGATTGACTTTCCTCACGATATACAAATTAAAAACCCTGATCTTATCATTGAAGTTAAAGCTAGAAAGAATGGTGCAGGATTTAAAACATTAAAAAATTGGATGGGTAGTGCTGATGCATTAGTAATGCATGAAGATAATGCTGACTCATTAGTGGCAGTAAAGCTTAGTTATTTTGTGGATTTACTTCTAAACCATAGCGAGTATAAATTGCCATATGATTTGGAAGTTAAGGAAAAACTTAGAAACAAAGATAGCTAGGTACATTGCATTAACTATATCTGTACTAAGTGCTTTCTTGCTAACAACATTTAAGTTAGCTAGTTATCAAGTAATAGGATGGTGTCTTGCAGTGATTTCTTCTACCATGTGGGCATACTGGGGGTGGAACAGTACGAAGCAAGAGGGGTATGGTCGTTTCATAATGGAAATTCTTTATGTACTATTAGGTATGTGGGGAGTATATAATTGGTATGGCTAGAAAATTTAAAGATCATCTTGAACATGAACCTATCTTACATAAGACTTCAATAGGTAGGAATCCAAGTAAATGTAAAATGAATAAATCTAAACGCAGATCATGGAAAAAATATCGTGGTCAAGGTCGTTAGATATTCTCAGATTTAATACCTCTACACTCAAACTTAATAACTAATTTATTTTTATTAATAATTTCTATATCATACTCTTCTAGTGTAGGTAGTGTTCTAAAAGTTTGTTGAGCAATAGCATATCCGCTATTAACACAATCATAATAAGTATCAAATTGATAACCTGATATAGAATTTGATGGGCATTTTCCTGTATTGATACTACACATATACAATATCAGGATATATTTCATAGGAACAAACCTAGAATTAACGCTAGGAAGACGATACAAAGCCATACAGAGGGCTTTAAATTTTTCCAACACAATGTACATTTAAGGTTATGATTGTGAATCCAGCCCCCTTTAAATGCGTTCTTGATGTGTCTTTTCATGTCATCTAATATCATATTAATCTTGTCCATAATTTGTACCTATATTATTATTTCCTTTTAATCAAGTCTGTAGCTTTAAGACCATAAACACTTGCAATTACTCCCACGAAAATTGATTGATACCAAAATGGAAGATCAGAAAAATACTCAAAAAATAATTTCATCTTTTCCATATGAGTTGGATCATCTGACCATACAGAAAATCCTAACATTAAGATTGGCATTGACAGTAAAATTAAAATAAATTCGTCTTTCCAATCTGCTTGTCTTGCTTCTAATAATTTGCCTGAGTATTCTAATTGACCTGAACTCATTTTTTCTGCGTGGTTCATTTGAGCATCAGACATTAGCATTTTAGTTTTTTGTCTATTTTTATAGATATGAGTACCAGCATTTAAAGCTAACTTGATTGCACTAAACCACATTTAATAACTCTCTTTCATTATTTTAGCTAAGGATTCACATCTCTTAGGTGTTTGTTTATACCAGTTTGAATCTAACATTTCAAGTGAGGCAGTAGCATAGTCATCTTTTTTAAGAGCATCCCACATTTTTGTAAAACGAGAAACTTTAAATCCTAATTGAAAACACATTTCAGTTATTACTTCTTTAGCAGATTGTTTTAATGGAATATCTCCTATTAATTTTAAAGCTAAACCATTAGCATTAGCGAAGTCTTCACTAAAGATACCACTTAAAAATTCTTCAGAATATTTTTTACCATCTTCCCAATGATCTTCAACACATAGGTGTCCATATCCTACTGTTCTTTTTCCAAGGGAATCTTTATATACTTCATTTACAAATCCCTCATGTTTTTTAATTCTTTCTTTTAAAGCATCAGACATATTGTTACTCCTTTATTAGTTTGTTAATATGTAATTTACCTGTTGAATCAATTTCTATTTCTGCTTTAACTTCTTTACACACCCACTTGATTCTATCAGGATTTGTATTTCTTACTGCCTCACGCTTTAGTTTAAGGCATTTAGATAATCCATCAGTTATCATAAACTCCATTGGATTTTCTAAATCTGCTGGTGTAAACATCAATAGAGCAAATACTATTGCTACTTTCATCTCTTTTTCTTTTTCTTTTTTTTAAGTTCTTGACCTACATCAAATGTATAAACATCATCAATCTTTTGTATTACATTATCAAGCCATCCAAAAAAATTACTAATCCATCTGTCTATCATTAGTGTCCATTCCCATTGTTTCTAATTTTATCTTTCATTTCTTCTATCACAACTTGCATCTTTTCGATATCTTTCATTGCTCGATTTAGGTTTACATTATTATTCCTATTCTCAGCAAGTTCTTCTTGTATTGACTCTACTTGTGTAGCTAAATGTTCAAGTAACATATATTGTTCTTGATCTGTAGGTAACTGTGATGATTTTTTTAATAGATCATTTTCAAACAAATGCCTTGATGTTTCTAAAGAAGTTATCTTCTGTGTTATTGAGCTGTACATAAAGACAACACTAGCTACTATCATTACCAAACCTATAAGATTAGCAATAGGCATACTCAATTTTGTTTTATCTGATATTGCTATTGGTTGTTCTTTCATTAGTGTACTGTTGGGGTATCTTCCCATGGAAATAAAGTAACTAAATTATTCCATGTATTAATATAATTTTCTGCTTCATTAGGAGTTTGAAAACCAGTACATACTACAGTTACTTCATAGTAACCATTATCTAATTCTTGTATTTTGAATGTAAATGGTAATGCATAATCACTCATAGATAATCTTTTGTTATTTTTAATGTTGTTAGTATTCCACCTACTACAGCACCTAGCCAAAAAATAACTTTGAGTCCACCTTTACCCATAGCTACTTGTTCTTTAAGGGCTATTATATCTTTATGATTTGTTTCTACATCTTTATGTAGATGATCTATCTTTTGTGAAATAAGTTTAAGTGTTATGCTTTCGACAGTAGTTCTTTTTTTTGTAACTCTTGCCATAACATAATATTAGTATTGTAAACTAACTCCTCTTATCCTTGCTACTTTAGAACCAGATTGATTGGCAAAAGATATTTTATATTTTAATTGTGTTCCTGCTGTAACAGCTAAGTCATTTACTTTAGCCATCTTAATTCCAGTAGCAAAGTCTGGCATAGCAGTTAGTGTAGCTGTTGTAAAATTAGAACCATTGTCTGCTGATAATTGTAAAACTATATCTGTATTTAAAGTGTTAGTTCCAGCATTGTTTTCATAAGTAATTATTGCACCCATTTTAGATGTACTTGATGAAGCTGTAATTACATTGGATATAAAGTTTCCAGTTGCATTTGAAACAAGCGTACTTTTATAAATATCAAATTCCGACCAACCTGCATTAGCATCATGGAAATCTGCACTTCCAAATTTATAAGAAATGTATCTTGCAGTAAAAGGTGTGAAGCCATTTATTTTAACAACAGAAGCATCGCCATTTGTAGCTAATGCCGCCCAGTCTGCTGTTCCTGAAGATGAAAAATTTGATAAATTTGCAGCAGTATTTTTGTAAGAATAAACAGACGATACTGCATTTGTAAAATCAACATTTGAACCACTTGAATAAGGATTAGATGCTGATGTACTATAGTTAAATTTAATACTTCTGGCATCTCCATGACCTCTATTTTTACCTATAATTAATTGTGAGATAGAATAACTTGCTCCTAAATCAGCGATTGCATATCCAGAAATAGAACTACCTGTTGTATACATGAAAGCACTAGCGGCAGATGATGATGTAGTACCACCTGCAACTTCATCTCTTGTTTTTGTTATTGCTTCAGAATTATTTGAACTAACTAAACCACCAATATTTCCACCGCCTGATGATAATCCAGTTATATTTTGTCTTGTATATTGTGAGCCAGAAATACTAGAAACATATTCATCTGCATTTCTTGCTGAAGTAGTGTGTGAAGCAATCCCAGAACTGTCTTGGAATACATCAACAAACATTGAGTTAGTATTGTAAGCACCTTTGTTTTCGTTAGATGCTTGTCTAATAGCTAAAGTAGAAATATCATTAACAATTTTATTGTCATCAAAAGATGTTGCGTGTTGTGATACTGCACTAGCAGGTATTCTTGCGTCTGCTATAGAACCTGTTAATTTAGTTGCTGATAAGTCTGCTATTCTTGCATCTGCAAATTGACCAGAAGTTATTTTACTTGCAGGAATATTTGGAATATCATCTGCTGTAAAACCACCTGTAATTATATTAGCTAAATCCCTTGCTTTTGTCATATTGCATAACCATCCATTTACAATACTATTGTGTTAGCTTCATCTTCAGTTAATGCTTCTCCTGCAATTAACTTTGCTTTAGCACTAGCTTTTAAATCTGTTTTAGCTTGAACTTCATTATCTTCAGCAGTCTGTATTTCAGCCATTTTAGTTTCTATATCTGATTTAGAAATGTTAGTTGGGTTATCATCATGCCAAATAATATTATCAATGTTATCACTTTCATTACCTATAACACTACATTGAGCATCAGATTTAATTGCTAAAATAGCAGTTGTTATTTGTTGTGCTGTTGCCATATTATGCTCCTATTTCCATTGCTACTAAATTAACTGAACAACCTTCTCCAAAATTAAAACCATCTCCATTACTGGTTTTTATTCTAATATCATAAGTAATTTGAGATGCTGTACTTGGACTATCTAAATATACTGCTCCACCTAAAGGCAATCTATGTGAAGAAGAATGTTGAACTTGTACAAATCCTGCCGTACTATTTCCTAAATTATTACTACCTCTAAAAATTGAAACATATCCATTATTGCCAGATATTTCTGTAGCACCAAAATTTGCTAAAAGTAAAATCTTACTTGAAGTTGCTGATGGTGTAATATTAAATGTTGGAATATTTGTTAAGTGAACATAAGATGTTGAAGTTGTACTTACATTAGTTTCAGTTGAAGCAGTCACTACTTGTAAAACTTTTCCACCTGCTACTGCACCAAACTCATAACCAGTTGCACCAGAATTAACTTTTAATGCCTGTCCTGCTGTACCGATTGCTATACCATCTAAAGCACCTGCGTTTGTTTTAAATGCAATTTCTTTATTTGCTAGACCAAAAGTATCTCCATTAGTACCATTAGTACCTGCTGAACTCATTTGTTGCCAATACGCTGAAGCTGATGCTGGGTTCTGATTAGAACCAGCTTGTATAGAAATGTAACTTGATCCTGAAAGACTTACAACATCATCTACTGCATAAGTAGTAGAATTAGACCATGGTCCTTTCCAATTAAATTTTATGTTTCCAATATTTACTGTAGCCATGATTTGTTTTTACCTTTCTTTTTTATATTTTGCAATCCTAAATTGTAGCTATTAATTTACCACTACTTATAGACCAGCTAAATCCTGATGCCGCAAAAAGAACATCATTAAATCCAGCATAATCTGATTCACTTATATTATCTGCCCCTGTATTTGTTGTTTGTACTTGTAATGTATTATTAGATGGTACTGGTGTATTTGCTTGTCCACCCATTCCTGAGTGAGATGAGCAATAATAGTATAAAGTAGGTGCGTTTGTTGCTACTATTATAGTAACTTGTGTAGATGAATTATGTGTAACTCCTGTAGTATATTCTGATCCACTACCATGAGTACCATCAGAAGTTGTAGAAAACTTAAATGGATGTCCTGATGGATAAGCAAATATATATGTATTACCCTCTAACAATTCTAAAGTATCTTGTTGTACTCCATCTATAAAATATTTATTTGAACCACCTACAGATGCTACTGTAACTGTTCTATTAAGAGTTGAAGCTGTAAATGATTTTTTAAATCCATATACTTCTGCTGAACTTGCATTTGAAAATACTAAGCCATTTGCTGAATTGTTCATAACAAGGGCTTGTCCTGCTGTACCAAAACTATTAGGTGTATCTGTTAAATCTTTTATAGATATATTAGCTAGTTGGAATGTACCAAAACCTACAACATCTACTACATCTCCATTTGCTAAAGCACTTGCAAATACTAAAGAAGTACCTGAAGTAGCAGTTACATCTGTTCCTAAAATTTGTTTAACACCATTAAGATAAACATCTACAAATCCAGCATCATAAGCAAGAACTTGACTTGATGCTTCTGCATAACCTGTACCTGATGCACCTGTTAAAGTTGTTGGTGTGCCTGTAATATTATAAACATATCGTTGGGATGTACCATTAACTGTAGAACCAGCCGCCGCCCATCCTGAAGATTTATAAACTTTTAATTCATTAGCTGTCGTATCAAAATTCAAGTCGCCAACATTTAATGAACTACTTGGAACTCCTGCTTGAACTCTATATCTTTCTCCAAAAGAATTAACTCCTGCAATATTTGATGCAACAGTATTTACACTAGCAATATTTGGACCAATGTTATTAATATTAGTAATTGCACCACCTATTGCATCTATATTAGTAATTGCACCTGCTACTACTTCTATTTCAGAAGTAGATTCATTTAAATCATTTGCGGCAGTTACTACCTTAGCAATATCTCCTGCTACTGTAGAAATATCAGAACTATTAAAACCAGCAAGAGTTGAAATATCAGATGATATAGCACTTAAACTTGTAATTTGTGAATTTAATCCAGCAACAGTATTTATATTACTAGCATTTCCAGCAACACTTGTAATATTACTAGATATTGCACCAAGGGCTTGTATTTCTGTAGATAGTCCTGCAATAGTTGTTAATCCAGCAGATGATACTGTAGTTTCAATATTACCATTAGCATCAAATCCCATTAATTTAGATTGTCTAGTTGCCTTAGCTGGTAATGTAACTGTAGCAGAAACAGTATCAGTATCTAATAATTTAACTGATCTATCTGTTTGTGTTTTAACATCTGCAACAATAGAAGTTAATGTATCTAGTTGTGTATTTAAACTTGTAATATCAAATGCACCTGAGTTAGGAAAGTCTGTTGTTCTTTCTACAGATATATCTCTAATAATAACTATAATGTCATTAACTGAAGCACCTGCTCCAAGTGTAATTGATCCACCTGATCCAAATTCATATGCATTATCTGAAGCTGAAGCTGTACCTGTAATACTATATTGTGATGCTCCTGATGGAGTAGCATTATAAGTTAATAATGTACCATTCTTATAGACTTTAACATCTGCTATTTGGTAAAATTCAAAACTAATAGCAAAGCTAGTTTGATTTGCACTAGCTGTATATGTATTTCTAGGTGTATTTTTGTTACTTACTATTGTCATATTCTTATCTTATTTTTTCAACGCCCCAGTTGTAAATGTCTTTAAACTTTCTATCCCATATCCATAAAGTGTTCAAGGGAATTATTCTCCTTATAGTTGCGGCTTTCTCATCATAATCTTGATCTGTCATAAACGCATATAATAAATCAGCAGGTATAGATGGACCAGCTCCAATAAATTCTCCAACAGCATTGGCTACATTAGGATCGCCAAATCTTAAATCTTGTCCAAGCATAGGTCTTATACCAACAGCTTCATCAAACATACCACCTGATACAGTTTCTAACATAAAGTTTGCATCAGTAAATATACCTGCAATACCTGATAGTTCTACACCTCTAATAATTTTTTCTTCTAATGGTTTTTGTACCCAGTATCTAGGATTCTTAAAGTAATCTCCCATCATACCCATACTAATCATAGCGGCAACACCACCCATAACTTGTAATTCTCTACCTTGTAATCCTGATATTAATAATTTTCTATTTGCGGCAATAGCCCAAGAAAAGAATTGAAATGGTAATCCCATAAATGAATTACTAAACTTTCCACCTCTTGTAGTTTTTTGAAATCCAAAAAATCTACCCATACTATTATCATATAGTTTTGCATATGCTTCATCATTAACTCTAAATACACCATGCATTAAATTTAATTGATCTGTAGGTGTAGGAGTAATAATAGTTCTATTTACATCTGCATATAAAGCTTGTCTAAATTTTCTTGATGCTTGTTGTCCACCATTTTTACTAATCCATTGATTAGCATTTGGCATTAATAAACCATCTAATTCTTCATATGGCATATCAGCAATTAACCTTGCAGTCTTTTGATCTATACCATAACTAGCTAATCTAGTTATTATAAAGTCAGCTTCTTTTTTATCTTTAAAAGAACCTTTAGCTATTTTTAAACTGTCTTCTATTAATCTATGAGAAGATATTACACCTTGATATTGTTTCCACATTTGTGTCCAAGGAGTAAGTAAGTTAGCAAAATAAAATGGACCTTGTGCTTTGTTTAATGGTTGTCCTAAAAATCTATCAAACTTTTTACTTAACCATCCTTTACCTAAACCTACTTGACCACCATCTTCTATAAATCTTTTTCTTGATGAACCTAAAGTTACTTCCATAGCTGGTGCAAAATATTTAACTTGCTCTAATGCTTTAGAATAAGCTCCTAAATTAGTAGTAAAATCTCCTATAATAGGTTTAAATGTTTTACTAAAACCATTTACCATTACAGGTCTTGCCGCATCTACTAATGCAGAAAAAATTACTTTACCCATAAATGCTAAACTTGCCCAATCCCTTAGGAATGCCGCAGTTCTTTTATTAAAAGATGCAGGGTCTTCTGTATTAAGTGTTCCTAATATTTTATCTTTTTCATCTTCAAATGCATTTAATACCTTATCTATTTTAAGATTGTCTTTTTCTTTTCTAAGTTCTTTAGTAATTAATCTTACTTCTGTTTGAGTTAAAAAATCATCTAAGTGTCTATCTCCAAATTGTCTAGTAAGTTCTATAGCATGACTCATCTTAGTAGTGTATTGACGCATAATAAAATTAATATCTGTTTCAATAAATTCTATTACATCTCTATTAGGAATATCTAATGTTCTTGACATTAAAGATTTAGTTCCTGCTCTCCATTGTTTTCTATTCTTATCAAAACCCCAACCTGCAATACCCTCTCCATCCATATGATTTGCTTCGTTGTCCATTATCTTATCAAATGCATCATCTACTCTTTTATCTATAGCTTCAGGATTTGTAGATAGTTCTACTTCTTTTCCTTTTTTTCTAATAATAGGATTAGCAACAAAATGTCTTCTAAGTATTTTTTTAAACGCTTCTTGATTAGCCATAATTTTATCTCTCATCCAATATCTAGGCATAAAGTTTCTGCCTTGTTCATATGGTGGAGATATTGATTCTGCCATTTCATCAAATTCTCCTTTGAGAGTTCTGTATTCATTTTGTAATCTTGATTTTAATTTATTTAATCTTGTAATTTGGAATGTATTTAATGCCTTATTAGATAACAATTCATCTATCTGTGATATAGAACCTGCTTTAATTTCCATCATTCTTTTATAAGAACCTTGTGATGCAAACATATGTAACTTAGTAGCTTCAGCTTCATACTCAGCAAAAAACTTTCTAGCTTTTGTTGCCGCTATTTTAACTTGTGGATTTAAACCTACATCATCAAATACTTTATCATCTACTATAGCTTCTGATACTTTGTTATAAAACTGTTGCATTGATAATGCATTAGGATCAACTTCTTGATTACGACCATTAACAAATTTTCTAGTAAAATTATTCATGGCATCTTTTGCTCTTATGCCACCTTTCTGTAAATTCATATCCAGTATTTTTCTACTGTTACCATTGCCTACTCTATGTGCAACAAACTCATCATCTATAGATTGTAAAGTAGTTCTTAAACCTGAGTACCATTTTGTAAATGAATCCATTATAACTGAGTTAGCTGTAGGTACTCCCTCTTTGTTACCTCTCATAGCTGTAGCAAAATCTCCACCTAACTCTTGCATTTTTCTTGCATAGTGTGGGTCTTTAAATGCTTTCATTACTGTTCCATAATTTGTCCAACCCTCTACAAACTCTAATAATTTATTTGTATCTGTTGTTCTTGGTGCAGAATTAATTTTTATAATGTCATTTAGTACATCATCATTTAATCTATTTTCATAATCTATTAACTTTTCTCCTTTGTTTCTTTTAGTATATAATCTACTAAAGATTTCTTTCTTCATTCTAAAATTAATATAATCATCAGGTGTTCTAAACATTTTTCTAGGTAAAGGATTTGCTCCTGCAATATCTGATACTAAATGCTTACCTTGTGTATATAAATTTCTTAAATATGTTTCATCAACAACAAGTTTATTACCTGACTTAACACCTTGGAATACAACTGGGTTATATTTCTTACCTGTAAAACTATTTGTATTACTTACTTCTACTCCAGTATTATATGCATCATCTCCTACTTTGTATGACCAACCATTTTCCCAAGTATTTCTTCCCTCAGTTTTAGCATGAGATTCAAAGTAGTTATCACTTATTTTATTAATACCACCTTTTTCTGTAATAGTTTTTCTTGTAATTGTTTTACCTAATGCACCACTAAATAAACCTCCTAGTAAAAATGCACCACCTATATACATAGCTGTTTCTTGATTACTTGCAGTAGGATCATTTGCTCTTCTAATTGGTTCTGTTGCACCAACTAAACCTGCTGACATCAATCCACCTTTAACAAACTTGTGTCCAAATGATATTCCTTTTACAAATGGTATAGGTATTAAATTAATAGGATCGCCTAATCCTGCAACTAGAGCAGGCATAATTCCTCTTTCACTTGATTCTAATCTTTCTCTTTTCATCAAGTTTCTATCTATCTTTTGTTTTAAAAAATCATGGTGGTCTTTGTTTATTACATCAACAAACTTACCTGCGTATTGTTCATAACCTGCTAAGTTATCAGGATTAAATGGATCATAGTCTTTATCTATACCACCACTTGTATAACCATTGTCATGTACATAAGTATCTTTTAATTGTCCTACCCAAGATAGATTCCATTCATCAGATACATCAGACCAAAACCCTGAATCAAATTCAAATTGTCTTCCTACATTATGTGGAGATGGTGTGTACTGTGCATTAATATTTTGAAATACAGTTAAATCTTCTTCTCGTTCTTGATTAATATATGTTTGGTTTCCTGATTTATCATTTGGATTAGCCATGCTATTCTCCTAATGGTATTGTTTTAATTAACTGGTCATTATCAAATTGCATTACATTCTTTTTATACTGTTCAGAATTGTATATTTTTTTCATACTATAAGGTATGCTTTGTGATAAATATTCTTTAGGTATGTTTGCTCTATTTTCTAAGAAGTTCATTCTTTTATTTCTATAATCATTAATCATTTTTTCATAACCTGCATTCATATTAAGGTTTTCCATATTTTGTTTATAATCAGGAATAGGATCATAAACTATAGGCAACATATTTTTATCTATTAATGGAGTAGCTTTTCCATTTTGATTAACAAATACTAAGTAATACTTTGGTGTTGCATTGTTTATATCTGTTGCTTGTAAGAATATATTTTTACCAAATTCAGGTTTGAATTGATCTATAGCAGAATAATCTTCTGAGTTTTTAACTAAATAATTAATAGCTGGTGTCATCCATTCTATATTCATATTACCATCTCCATCAGGTAAAGAAAACTTTTCAGGAGGACTATTTACAAAATGAGATTTATTTTGATACTCTCCCTCATCTAGTTTTATATTTCTAAAATTAGAATAACCAAACTTAGAAAAACCAAAACCAGTTTCTCCATTCATAACATATTGCAATGCATCTTTAATTAAAGGTTTAGTATCATTTACATTTCTTAATGGCATTCCCTCTACAATATCTAAGTGTACTTGTTTGATAACTTCTTGTACTAATGTTTCTGATAAAACAGGTACACCATCTGCACCATCTATTGATGATATTAATTTACCAGTTTCTTTTACAATGTAAGCATTTAAATCATTAACACCTTTAACTCTACCACCTGAAGAAAATTGAATTGCTTGTGATGCACTTTGAAAAGATTGTTTATCATAGTCATTATAAAAGTTTGTTACTTCTGCTAACGCATCTACTAAATTAGGATTTAATGCTAATGCGTTTTCTACTGCTATTATTCTATTTCTAGTTTTTCTATCTATACCTAGTGTAGAAAATATATCCATCTCTACATTAGAAACATTCTCATCTATCTTAAATGTATGTCTATAATCTTTCATGTAAGTTATAATGCCTGAGTTTCTTAATTGTTCTATTGAGTTTTGATTAAAGTTTCCATATGCCGCTTCTATATTATTGATTACAGATTCAGGTAATACATGCTGTGTAGATATAGACCATTTTAAAAACTTAGTATTACCTAATGCATTTTTTATATCTACTCTTTCTATTTCATCTACTGATGAATTATAATCATTAACCATGTTTTCATAACTAACACCTTTAAATAATTGACCTGAAAATTCTTTCTTTGACATATTTCCTGTAGTAGCATTCATACCAATAGCTGTTTGATTTTTATTATGTGCGTATAAAGAAGTTATATTATTATCGCTTGTTTTTTGTGTAAGCATAGACTTTAACATATTAGCTTGATTACTAAATGCTGTTCTTATATCTGATAATACACCAAAGTTATTTTGTGTTTTTGATTGTAAATCTGATTTGTTAATTACTTTTTTTTCTCCATTAGCCATTGTAAGTGTAATCTTATTTGGTCCACTTATCTGTATAAGAGAAGCTATCTTAGTATAATTACTAATAGCATTTTGAATATCCATAGAAGATGCATTATCTAAATCATCTATATGAACACCTTTAAATAAATTCATTGTATTAGTTTTAATATATTGATCTTTAATAAACTGAGAACCAGTAGCTTCTGCATCTACAATATTATTGTCTTGTGCTATTAATGTTTTTTCTTCTAATTCTTTAATTAATTCTGTAGATTTTTTATTATCTCCATTAGTAAATAAATGTGAGTTAATAGAATCAACAGAAACTTTTTTTGTGTTAGTCCATTGAACACCTAATACTTGTTCCTTGTGTCTGCTAAAGTTTGTAGCAACCATTCTACCATGCATACCATGTTGTTCTTCTGCAAATGTTTGTGCTATTAATTTAAATTTAGGTTCTAATTCATTTAGTAATGGTTCTAATCTAGCATCTACTACTGTAGAAAAATTCTGTTGTGTATCGTAACCCTCTTCTGCTGTTGTTCTTTCTTCTAAAATAATATTTTTAATATTAGTAAATACTTCATCTCGATATCTATTGTATATTTCTTTTTCAAAAGTTGCTTTACCTGTAACAGTATTTAAATGTTTAGGCATATCTACTTTAGTAGGTACAAATTGTTCTTTAACTTCTCCTGTTTTATCTGTGTAAGTTACTTTCTTTTCTCCAAACTCATAATTTTGTGCCGCATCTTCTCCTACTTTTTTACCAAATGATTTAAGTTGTTTTAATCCAACATCAGCAAATTGAGTAACTAAACTATTTAATTGATTAGCTTGTGTGATAGATGCATCAGCCATTGCAGAAAATCCACTACCTCTATTAACACCTATCTGTTCTGTATATCTAATTTGTTGTGTTTCTTTTTTTAATGCCATATTATACCCATCCTTTTTCTTGGGCTATTGGATAACTTGACATTAATGATCTACCTATTGTTGCTATTTTACCTGATTGATATTTAGCTTCTGCCGCTCTTCCTGATAGTTCTGCTTGTTGTACTCCATATAATGCGGCTAATCTTTTTTCATTACCCATTAGTTTTATTTTTTCTATATCTTTTTTAACTACTTCTTTGTTTGCTTTAAAGAATGCTCTTGATGATGCTGAGTCTGTAGTAATATTCATTGTACTTAACATAGCCCTGTTACTAGATAGTTGAGAATAATATTTCTTTTTTCTTTCGTTTTCTTGCATTTGTGTTTGTAAATATTCTCCATCAGCTTTAGCTTTATATTGTTTAGCTTGAAACTCAGCTTGTTGTTGTTGATATCTCATAGCTTGTTTCTGTGCATTGATACTCATCATAGTACCACCAGCAACTAAACCTATTGTAGAAACAGCCGCTAATGTAGATGCTGTTCCAGCAGATGCTCCCATAGCTACAAATATAGTTGGACTACACATTAGTAATATATCTCCGAAGTTATACCTAAGATTCTAACTGGCAAAGGTGCTGATTGAGTAATTGTTAAGTTTGGTTCTAAACTATATCCTAATGTGTACACTTCTTTCTTTCCTGTAAAACTTGTTAATCCACTTGATGTATTCAATGTTGTTTCTGTTAGAACTACATCATTTGAATTTATTTGTACATTATAAGTTGAAGACAATTCTATAACACTCTTACCTATTTTTCTTGGTAATCCTGTTAATTGTCCACCTTGGATAGTTGCATCTATAGGTAATGTTTCTAAAGTAATACTATAATTTAATCCAATATCACAAGCTGTAGTTGGTGTATCTATAATAACATTTCCACTTCCATCTACTACACCGCTACCATAATAATAAATAGCACCACCCTCAGTTGATCCAGCAGTTGCAAATACAGTTTTACCTACATGAGTAGTTAATCCTGAGAATACTTTGCTAGTAACAAATTGTAATGTTGTGTTATTTGATTGAGAAACAGATGCATTAATTACTATTGTGTACTCTCCACTATTACCAGTAGCAGTTGCAGATTGTATTGTATAAATAGTTCCTGATCCTCCAAATTGGAATGTTTCTCCTTGACTAGGAGCATTAGTAAATCCATCTGCTATCATTGTAGTTGTACTAGAAATAGCACCATTTACTTTAGGTACACCATGTGGTTGATAACTTCCTGATACTGTTTTAGTTATTGTATAATCTGTAGGTACATCAAATGAAGTAGATGCTTGTTGTTCTAAACTATAATAAGCAGAACCATTAATAGTTCTTTTAACTGCTGTATATATACTATTAGTTGTACAAGCTACAGATTCATATTCTCCATCTGTATTCCATTGCATCCATCCTGCTATCTTTTCATTTCTTTGAGAAGTAAAGATTCCTATAGTACCATCTGAATTAACTACAAAATAAAACTGTTCAGTTCTATCAGCTATAGAAGTTAATTTAGCTGTATCACTTGGTGTAGATATTAAATGATTAGATAATAGAGATATACTATTAGAAGAAAATTCTTCTGCCGCCGCACTAAATAAAAACTCTCTAACTGTTTTACCATTGTTTTGTATAAAGATTGTAGCATTATCAAAGATTCTTGGTTTAGCTTTTAACTGAGAACCTAGATTAGATTGACTTATAATTCTTATATCAGTTGGTGTAATAGGTTTTGATACCTGTGGTTTTAAAAAAAACTCTCCTGTACTTGTAAGTATCTGTAATACTTTGCCTGATATTAAATGTCTTATTTCATTTACTTGATCTGATGCTATTTGTATTTGTACTGAATCAGAATCTTCTCCATCTCCTACATCAAAGTTAAAGAAGTCTGCTACCATACTAGCTTGTAATCCATCAGGTAATGCTGTTACTCCACCAAAGAATAATCTTTGTTCATGGAATGTAACTGTATTAGGAAAACCATTGATAGAAGAAAATACTTGTTCATCCCAGTTTCTAGTAGGTGGATGACCTGTAATTAATACTCTAACACCACCACCATCTACAGATTCAGTTGCAGTATCAGAAGCACCAGCAGTATAAGTAAAATGATTATCATCTGTAACAGTAATAGTAAATGTACCATTTAAGTTTGCAGTAGCTAAACCACCACCATCTGTATCAAATATATCTTCTGCACCTGATATAGTAATAGAAGCTCCATTTGTAAATCCATGTGCTACCATAGTAACTTCTACTGTTCCTGAACCTTGTGTAGTTTTAAAAGGATCATCATCTAGTTCTATAGAAACATCAGCTAATAGTGTTCCTGTTATAACTGTAGAAGAAGTATATCCTGTTATAAGTATTTCTGTTCCATGATATCTTACAATCATTCCAACATAAGCTGATGTCCAGTATGCTGTATTAGTAGTTAATGTTACACCAGTAGTACCTTTAGATGTATTGTTAATATCTAATGTGATATCATCATCAGCAAATTTAAAATAGGGTTGATATGTTTTTTCTCCATTGACACTTGTTTCAAAACCAAAAGCTGTTCTTGTAAATGATGTTGATCCTATTCTTTGTATTACTTGTGGTACAAAATCTTGGTGTGTAATTATCATTGTGTCGCCTGATTGCGTCATATCCATTTCAAACAAATCTGCTGTTATCCAAGGACAAGATGATAATGTTGCTACTAAAGTTCCATTAGTAGAATAAATTTTTAATGTTTGGTTTTGGAATGCAAATACATATTCTTGATTTTGATTAAAGATAAATGCTTCTAATCTACTTGCTCCACCTAAGTCTGCCCTTGCTACTGAACCACCTCTTCGTTCAATACCACCTTGGTTAATAGGAATAACATTTCTAGCTTTCTTTAATCCTTGACCATATGCTGATAAATCAACACGAGATATAATAGTAGGATCAAGTTCCCCTCTTAAAAAACTACCCTGATGTATTCTTTGTCTTGCCATAATTCATTTCTATTATGGAGAGGTTGCTGTTATATCATTTAGTGCTGTTCTGTTTCTAACATTTCTAAACCTATCCACATTTAATCTTCTTGTTGTTTGTGCTTGTGCGTCAGTTGCTTTAGCTATAGCAAGTTGGGCTATTGATCTTTTATGATACAGTTCAGATAGTTGATCATTTCTTGCTATTGCACCAGCAAACAAAGACGCTAGCTCGAAAACTAGCGTCTGTTTGAAGTAGGGAGGAAAAATGCTTTCACTAGGTTGAAAGGTATAATCCGCTATTACAGTATCACTAGATGTAGTGTTTGTAAATAAATTTTGTCCATATCTGTCATATTTAATAACATCATCTCCTACAGTAACAGTATGTATAATGTGTGCATCATTTGGTAATGCATATGAAGAATCATATCTAGCATCAGGATTAGCTGTATTTTTACTAAGTTGTGCTTGTTTAGATGCAAATCTCCATCTACATCTTGTTAATAAATTTTCTAAAGTTGATTCGTATAATTGGTTTGCTACTTTTGATTCAGTAGTATTCTGAGTAAAACTTGAGATTGTATTTGCTCCTACTAGGACAAGTGCTTTATTACATATATCAAATTTACTATCAGCCATATTTTATATCTATATTAAATGTAGGGGGAAGTAAATCCCCCCACATAACTATTTATTATGTACCATTGATAGTAGTAACTGTAGCCGCACCTGTTGCAGATGAAACTACAATCATATCTACAGTTCTAGTACCGCCTGTTGAACCTACAGCTATGATAACATCATTCTGTTTAAGTTCAGCAGTAGCAGTATTGAAGTAGCCACTACCTATGATTGCACTTATTGCGTCAGCAGAGTCATATAGGAAAACACTATTAGACCCACCTGCAATTTTCTTTAAGTTGCTTGATGTGTATGCCATGTTATATCTCCTATTCTGTTATTTGACATTCAATCATACCATTACCATCAATCTCTACTACTCCAAGACTCATGTATGATGTGATTAAGTTACTGACTTTTTCAGGAATGTAGTTGATCTCAGTTCTAATATCAGAACCCATAGCTACTCCGATTGCAGACTTGTGATAAGCATGACAATCTCTAGTAGTAGAAGCTTTTGATAAACCAGAATGAGTGAACCACATAAATCCAAGCCATCTCTTCGCAGTTAATCCACCAGCGTATGGTAAATCACTTTCGCCTACATATTCAGCACGAGAGAATTGATCTATTTGAAGTAGATCAGCCCAACCTGCAGGAGATACTACAAAGTATCTTTGCCCATCATCAGGTACATCAGCCGCTCCAAATGTTTCGTAAACTGTCAATGCTTTTGCTAGAGTTAATCCAGCAGAACCATGTACAACATTACTTGAATTTGAACCAGCGTCTAATACATCAATGATTAGTTGGTCTGTTTTTCTCCCCAATGCCGCCGCCGCAGATTGAGATAGTACTTGTCTTTCGTCAATGTTAGTTTTTAGCTCGTCTAATCTATCGACATAATCTGCCGCATAGAAATCCGCTAAAGTAACATCAACAGTTGAGTGAGTGATATCCATAGTTGGAATTTGAGCGTGTCTGCTTTTTGAAACAGCACTACCAGTTCCTACTTTTTGGAATCTCGCCTGACTCCCCTTTACATTATTTACTTGCCTTATTGTGTTTCTTAGCTTTGATCCCATTCTTTGGTAAGCCATGTGGACTTCAGCTTCGAACTGTTTAATAAAGGCAGTTGAAATAGATGTACTCATATTTATACTCCTTTGTTAGTCGTTGTTGTTAATTAAACAGTTGTCCGCATTAAATTAATTCGGTTGTCCATAAAGGACCGATCTCTTCTAATATGGGCTGTGTACCCTTTTTGACTACATTATGTAGTCGTTTATAGAAGTACAACACTTTTACATTTTTTACAAGCATAGGTTTAGAAAAATTATATCCTTGCCACTTTAACCATCTAATAGATTTAGTATGTTCTTCTGTTATGTAATTGGACAAATATATGTAATGTTCTTCTAAGTAATGTAGCCATTTCTTGTTTCTTTTAAGGAAATATAAATAGTTTTTATCTAATTCTTTAGAGGATAAGAACCATATTGTGCCGATTTTATTATCCATTCTTGATGGTACAGCACCAAAGATTGCGGCAACTTTGTGATCTTTTGTTAATATAGTAAAAGAATTAACATTTGGTCTGCTGTATCTAAATGGTTGTAGTAATGCTTGTAGGGGATCAAGCCCCCACAAAGCTATCTCATACCTGTCTAGTGCCTTTAAGTTAGGAGCTAAAAGAAAACAATGTTCAGGTATAGTCTTTTCAACATATAACATTAACCCCTATAGAGTCTGTTAAATGCTTCATCAACTTTTGCTACATAAGATGGATCACGCTCTCTACCATCATAGTATCTTTTATCTTTCATCATAGTTCTAACATCTTCTATTGTTAGAGGTCTTTCAGGTTGTGCAACTTGCCCTGCTCTTGATATGTTTTGTTTTTGAGATTCCATAACTTTTTCAAGTGCTTCTATCCCATCAACATTAGAACCCATAGTAGAAGAAACTATTTCGTATTGTTCAGGACTAAAAAATGTAGATGCCCAACTATTCACAGCATCTAATCTTGCTTCTGCATTTTCTCCTAGTTTAGATTTCTCAACTTCTATATCAGGTTGTTGTCCAACATAAGCATCAACATATTTATTAATACCCTCTTGATATACTTCTTGATCGTATGAATTTTCCCAACAAAAATTTTTCCACCATTCTGTCATAGGATTAGCATTAACTATATCTTCTGTTACATTCTCAGGAAGTTTAGGTAATTCATATTTCTCTATTGCTTCAGGTCTTTCTGCATTAGCTTCTTGTTTTAATTCATCAATGATAACATCTCTTAGTTCTTCTTTTTTACCACCTACATATTTTTCTAAGTTAGTATAAGATTTACCAAACTCTTCTACATTGAGTTTTCCTTTTTCAGCATCCCAAAATTTCTCAGGTATATACTCAGGTCTTGGTGCTGGTTCTGTTGTAGTAGGTGCAGATGTTTCTTGTGAAACATTATTCTCTACTGGTGTTTCCTGTACTGGAGTTTGCTCCTGTACTGGTTGTGTTTGCTCTTCAGCCATTTTGATTCTCCTTTATTATGTTTTGACTTTTACCTTTATTAATTCTTCGCTGTATTAAACCTACTAAATATCTTTGACCCTCTAAATGTCTTAGAGCATGGTCTGATATTTCAGGTCCAGCGACTGAATCAATCGTTATTGATTTAAGGTATTGGAGAACTTCAGCACCTATAGTGGTACTAAACAATGTTTTAAACACATCATTTATTTTGGTTTCTTCTTCAGAACCTCGTTTAAAGTTGTCCAAACCTATCAGGGCTTTATTATGTTCTGACATATTAAATCCTTATCATACTTTGTATAACACTTCTAGGGATAATATTTCTATCCCCAAATCCTATTTCTCCATCCTCATTTTGATAGCTACTAAAGGTATGTATATCTGCTTTTGTCTTTTTAAATATGTATGCTTCTGTTTTAATTATAGCTGTTTTCATATTTTCAAAGTCATTTAAATCTGTGATTGTACTATCTCCTACGATATCATTCCAAACTATTAAATACTTATAGTATTTTTCTCCACCTATATTTACTGGGCTACTCGCTTTCTTTGTACTCATCTTTTAATATCGCTTTCAAAAACCATATAGCTTTTTTAATATCTACTACTCCGCCTTTTTCTCTATGCCTTGTAATATATTTAATAGCTGTTGCATCTGCATATGGTAAGTGTCTTACATAATCATATGTTTGTAAAATTTTACCACAAGTACATTTACCTGCTTGATAATAATCAGGATTTATTTTTTGTTCATCACTCATACTAACTCTCCTATCCAGTTTCCATTTTTATCTAACACCATTGGAAGTAATCTAGGTATTCCATTTAGTATTACTCCACATCCAATAATGAATCTTGTTCTAAAGTTTTTTGCATATGAGAATGCCATAGACTTTTGATTAATTAAACAACCTACATTCATACCAAAGAATATATCATCAGGATTAGCCCAATAAGATATAACAAACTTTGTATGATAGTGTCCTTGTACTGCACTCATACCCATTGTTTGTGAAACTTTTAAAACATCTGCTGATCTTCCATGTGTAAAGAAACATTTTTTTCCATTACTTAATTTTAATGTCATGTCATCTACCCACTTCCATTTTCTAGTACCTAAGAAATCTCCATAAGGTTTTAGAAATTGTTTTGACATTCCAAATCTTAATGCTCTTCTATAAACTAAACTACTATGATTAGAATCTACTTCAGTTACTTCAGGAAATATTCCCTCTAATTCTCTTATATATTCTTTTGATATATCTAATTCTTGTCCTGCACTTGGTAAGTCAGGATTATGTTCGTGCATTGATATTGCATGGAAGTCTAATAAATCTCCAATGTTAATTACAGTATCAGGTTTAAATTCTTTTTTAATAGCTTTTAGAAAAGCAAAAGCATCTTTGTGATGATAAGGTATATGGAGATCGCTAATTACTAAAACAGATTTATGCATATGGAAGTTATCATGTTATTGAGTTTCTTCTTCTGTTGGCTGTCCTTGTCCTTGTTGTTGTTGCATCATCTGTTGCATTTGTTGGGCGGCTTCCTGCATTTCTTCTTGTGATCTTATTAATTGTTCAGGAACACCTAATTTTTTAGCAACATATTTAGCTACCTCGTCTTGCTTAACAAGAACATTTAATAACTGTGGACCAACTCTACTTTGTACCATAGCTAAAAATCTATCTATTGTGGCAACATCTTGTTGCTGTTGTGCTTGTGCTAATGGAGAAGATGATTTAATTTTTATTTCTCTACCATTAACAACTGGTATTTTTATTCTACCTTGTTTCTTTAAAATATAAATTACTCTTTGTAATACTGGATTAACTAATTCAGCTTGTAATCTTCCGAATGCCGCACCTATTTGTCTTGATAAGTCAGCCATTCTTTCTGCAACTTCTGTAGCTGTCATAGGTGTTTTTTCATTTGGTGTACCTAACATATCATTGTACAATGCTTTTTTAATATTAGTTCTCATATCTCTTAAAACTAAATCACTTACATTAAAGTTTCCTGCTTGTGCTATTGGTTGTAGTCCTGATGATCCAGCCGCTTTAGGAATAATAGTACCAGGAATTAGTGCAATGTTATCTACATTAATAACTCCATCATCTTCTACTTGATACATTCCTGATATAGACATCTGTGCATTTTCTAAAATTAATTCTATAACTAAGTTAGAAGTTTTAATTGCAGGTAACGCTAATTGTAATGGACCTCTTCCATATACTTCTCCTGCTACTTTAGACCATCTATAAACAATATAAGGGTTTGATCCTAAACCTTTGTATGTATCTTCAAATAATTTATGTTCATACATTTGAGAGATAACACAAAATTTATATTCATCTTCTTTTGTATTAGCATAATTTTTATAAACAATTTCTAATACATCACAATCCATGTCAGGAGCTTTGTCCATATCCATTTGCATTTTTTCTGATAAGACAGCTTGTGGGTAAGCATAAGTAATATCTTTCATTTTAATTTTTCTATTTCTAAATACATGATCTACTTTGTCATCATGTCCTGCATCTAAAACTATTTGTGGTAATGGGATTGCTTTGAATTTAACTGGCTGTACTGCATCTCCCTCTTCTACTAAAAGTACACCTGTACCTACAGCACAATCTAAAAATGTTTCATGTACTTCTTGTGAGAAGTTTGAGTTCTGTAATATTTCAAAAACATATTCTGTTACTTGATCTAATTCTAAATTAACATCTTTCTGTTCATCCTTTGGTATTTCTGAACCAGCAACAAAGTCTGCCCATCTTGCATAGTTAGGAACAATACCTGATTGTAATCTACTAGCAAATTCTTGTACACCTACTACAGCAGTTTCATCAAAGATTCTGTCAGATCGTCTTCTACCTATTGACTCACTATAAAAACTTTCCCTTTGTGGTAAAGCAAATTCATAGCATTCTTCAAAAGTAGGAAGCCACATATCTTTGACTGCCTTAGCGTTGTTGTAACGAGTAATCAATCGTTTCACACCACTCTCAGAATAGTTCTCTACTCTTTGTGGTTTTACATCTACTACCATCTATGCTCCTAAAGTATCTTTAGACATTAGATTTTGTGAAACTTCGAAACCTTGTCCGCCTCTTCTACCTGATAAAAGTGATCTTCGACCTCTTCTACCTGAGTATGCCGCAACTCTATCTTCGAATGCTTGTTGCTTATTAGCAGTTCTTTCTGCTTCTTGTTGCTTACGCATTCTTGCTCGTTGTTGCTTTACACTTTCCTCTTCTACTGGAGGTGGTGGTGGTGGCGGAGCAGATGGTTTAAATGGACCTGCACACATAACTATCTCCTCCTTTCATAAACTGATTTTGGTTTAACATCAAATACATTAAAATTCCTTTTCGCAACTACAGGTTTATTAGATTTATTACCAATAGTCAATGCTCTTCCCTCTCCTGCACCTAACAGTAAATATTGCAAAGCATCATGTACATGAGAAAATCTATTCTTATTTGGTTTTTCATCATATCTTTCTCCTGATACTTGGAGTCTTCTATAGTGATAACCACCAGTAAAACCTTTAATTAAGTTATTACATTTACGATCTATAATCATTCCTGATTCTCCATCTACCATTCTATTTAATACAGATGATACTGATTCTAATCTAAGAGTTACATCATTAGATGGAGCTGGTCTTGCAAATAATCCTTTACCACGCATGATTTGAAAGGGTGTACTTTCATCTGTTTGTACTCTATGATCCCCTGCTGGATCGCCAAAAATTACAAATTCTCTTGGTAAGTATTGTGCCATAACTTGTTTCATTAAATCAGAAAATTTTACTATACCCATATCTTCTGCAACTAATTCTTCAAACACTACCCATCTATTTCTTATTCGTTGTGCAAATACACAAGCAGGTGTTAATCCAAAATCTATTCCACAAAATATAGGAACACCATCTGCTATAGCTATTTCTCCTTTAGCAACATGGACTTGTTCTTTAAATGATTCGTAAACTGGTTTGCCATCTTCTATTTGTCCTAATTTATTTAATACATAAACATCAATCCAAGATTTAGTTTTACCTCGTATAATATTTCTATAATAATTTGGAGTTAAATTGTTTTGGTTCTCCATAACTTTATTATTTTCATATCCCTCTATTTCATTTTCTTTATTTTTAACTTCTAACATAGCAGGTGGTTGATTATAGAAAGACCAGTTATCAGGTTTAACTAACATCTTAGCTTCTTGTTTAGTTATGTAATCAGGAATAATTGTTTCTCCTGCCATGATAGACCACCAATGATCTGTATCAGGTGGGTTAGTATCTGCTATAACACCATACCAACTTGGTCCACCATCTCTCATAGATGGATATCTTCCTACCCTCATTGTACAAGCATCTACAATAGACTTAGGTATTTCTCTTGCTTCATTAATCCAAACACCTGTAAGTTCTAATGATAATAATTTTTTTACATCTTCAGGTCTATCAAGTGCTAAAAATATAACTTCAAGTTCTATATCTCCTTTTTTAATATTATGAGTATATGGAACACTCCATGCAAATCTTCCCCACTCTTCTTCAGGAAACCAATCAAGCCAAGTTTTAATTGTTGTTGTTTTTAATTGTGGGTTTGTATTTCTTATGACAGCCCATCTTGATTTTCTTTTGCCATCTTCAGATGGTTCTTGCATTAATGCTCTTCTAATAACTTCTATACAACAAGCAACAGATTTACCGCTACCTACTGGACCACGCAGTCCTCTAAGAAAGCTACTGTCTTTTAAAAAATTTTTAAGGGTTTCCCCATCAGGTTTATAATTTAGTGATCCCATAATCTACCGCTAATTTAATTAGTTTCTCTCTTGCATTATCTGAAAGAGATTCAATGATTCTATCTGCTTCTGTGTCATTTACATGAGATGATGGATAGTGTTTCATATGTTGAGTTCTAACTACCTTTCTAAGTATCTGCAAATCTTTTATAGCAACCTTAGTGAAGATACTCATGGTGCTTGATTCATTATCTGTTCTTTAGCCATCTTAGTTGCTTCTTCTTCTGAATGACCTTTTAACATCTTAAACTCTACATATTCTTTTATTCTTTTAGCTGTGTATTCTTCCTTAGCTTTCTTCTCGTTCTCCATCATCTGATTGGCTCTCATTTGATTCTTGTGGAGTATTGAGTTCTTCTCTGGTTCGGATTTTTCTAGCTTCTTCATAGTTTTCCTTTGTGTTGTTTCTTCCATCAGGGTATGTTGTTTTAGGTACTCTCTTCATCTTTTATATCCTCATATGTTGCACGAAAACCTGTTGGGCAAAAAAAAATTTTAAATTCCTCTTCGCTTAATTTATGTTCTTCAACAAGTTCCATCTCGCCGCTTTTCCATAACTTTACCAAATATATATTATTTTTTAAAGCCACTTTTCATGTTGTCATAAGCTGACTTAGAGATAGTTGATTTACTTTTACTCTTGGATGTACCAGCTTTTTTTTTCTTATTAATATAGTAATACAAACCTTTCTTGGCTTTCTTACCATCTTTTCTTGTGTGTGTTCCTTTTTCTGCCGCCATTATTTACCTACCTTTTTTAATGCACTCTT